AAACTGACCACCCTCGCGTGTTTGATGGTTCAAACGAACGCTGGGAAGTTGGTGCAAGTTATTCCGATGATGGATTTTCACAAGTATCGTTCGTCAATGGTGTTTGCACTCAAAAGGGTGGTAAACATGTTGATTATGTGGTAAATCAGATTACCAAAAAGCTCATTGACATGGTTCAAAAGAAAAGGAAAATTACATTGAAACCCCAACATATCAAAGATCATTTGTTTGTGTTCATTAAGAGCACTATTGTTAATCCAACTTTTGATAGTCAAACGAAAGATAATTTGACTACTCCAGCAGCCAAATTCGGTTCAAAATTGGACATTGATACCAAATTCATTGAGAAGCTTTATAAGAGTGGGATTGTTGAAAAAGCCATTTCACTCACGAGCATCGATGATGATAAAAATGCCAAAAAGACTGATGGTAAGAAGAAGAGTTCCATTCGTGTTAACAAATTGGATGATGCGAATTGGGCTGGAACTGCGAAGAGTCAACAATGCCGACTCATTCTTACAGAAGGAGATTCGGCAAAGACGATGGCGGTATCTGGACTATCAGAGGTTGGTCGTGATAAATATGGTGTATTTCCATTGAAGGGAAAAGTAATGAATGTAAAAGACATGACACAGAAGAAGATTTGGGAAAATGATGAGATTTCCAACCTTAAAAAGATTCTTGGTCTAGAAACTGGGAAGGTCTATACTGATGTAAAGGATTTGCGTTATGGATGTATTCAACTAATGACAGATTCGGATGTAGATGGTAGTCACATTAAGGGTCTTATCTTCAATTTGTTTCATACCCTATGGCCATCACTCTTGGAGATTAAAGGGTTTTTCTCCTCTATCATGACACCAATTATCAAAGTCACAAAGGGCACTAACGTGAAGAAATTCTATAATTTAACCGATTATGATAATTGGAAAAACAATACAAACACTACTGGTTGGAATATTAAGTATTATAAGGGTCTTGGTACTTCAACAAGCAAAGAAGCAAAGGAATACTTTCGTGAGATGAACATTTTGACATATGATTACGAGGATAAAGAAACTGATCAAAGTATTGAACTGGCTTTCAATAAGAAGAAAGCTGATGATAGAAAAGATTGGATTGGTCAATATGATAAAAACAGAATTATCTCGTTTGATAAGGATCTATGTAATCGTGTTGGATACTCTACTTATGTGAATAATGAATTGATTCACTTTTCAGTTTACAATCTTGAAAGGGCTATTCCGAGTATTTGTGATGGATTTAAGAAAAGTATTAGGAAAATCATGTATTGTTGTTTCAAGAGAAAACTTCATAATGAAATTAAGGTGGCGCAATTATCTGGATATGTGAGCGAACACGGTGCTTATCACCACGGTGAAGCAAGTCTCCAAGAGGCTATTATTGGAATGGCGCAAAATTATGTGGGTTCAAATAATGTGAATCTTCTCATGCCCAATGGACAGTTTGGAACCAGGATTGCTGGTGGGAAAGACAATGCTTCTCCGAGATATATCTTTACATGTCTGAATCCTATTGTGAAACACATTTTCAAGGAGGATGATTTCGATGTTCTTACATATTTGGATGATGACGGGACGATGATTGAGCCAGAATACTACGTTCCTGTTATTCCAATGGTGCTTGTAAATGGTGCTATTGGTATTGGAACAGGATTTAGCACAAACATTCCTTGTTATGATCCGAAAGAAATCATCAATAATTTGAAGAGAATGTTGAATGGTGAAGAACCATTGAACATGATTCCTTGGTATAAAGGATTCATTGGTGATATAACCGATAAGGAAAGTAGAGGTAAATATAGAAAAATCTCTGCGACAAAAGTTGAAGTGACTGAGCTTCCTATTCAAGTGTGGACAGAAGATTTCAAGAATCATTTGGATGGTTATATTGACAAGCACCCTAAGATATTGAAAGATTACGAAAGTCATTATACAGAAACATCTGTTAAGTTTATCCTTCAATTCCAGAGTTCGTCTGTCCTAGATGACCTATTGAGAGAAACAGATGGAACAAATAAGTTTGAAAAAGATTTCAAAATGAGTAGTACACGAGCTGTAAATACGAATAATATGCATTTGTTTAATAGAAATGGTGTTATAACAAAATATGCCAATGTTTCAGAAATTTTGAAGGAGTTCTATGATGTTCGACTTGAATATTATGTGAAACGTAAAGAACATAAGCTGAACCAATATGAGAAAGAGTTGTTGAATCTTGATAGTAGAATCAAATTCATTATGAGTATTATTGATGGAAAGCTTAAGGTGGCAAATGGAAAGAAAGAGGATATTCTAAACTTCTTGGAGAAGAATAAGTTTCCTAAAATGAATGATAAATATGATTATCTGATTAATATGCCAGTATATAATCTTACATATGAGAAGAAAGAGGAATTATTGAAGGAATTCAATAATAAAGATTCTCAATATGAAATGTATAAGAAAAAGACTATTGAAAACTTGTGGATGGATGATTTGTCTGAACTCGAAAAGCATTTAAAAAATGATAAATAATTATATTGAAATAACATAATTGAATCGATTGTCGAAACAAATATGGAGCTTGTTCCTCTTGGTAAATTTGAGGTCACACCTTATAGAATTTCTACAATGACAGTGACAGGGAGTATAAATAGTAACATCGATCTACATAAGTTATTTGATCATATTGATATAGAAAGTTATGATAATATTAAATACATGGAATATGGTGCAAATAAGAATGAGCATCATTTTAAAGGAGAATTAGCAAAAAAAAATAAAAAACAACAAAAAAAGAGGTTTGATAATCAAATGACTTTACATATGTATGATGATAAATATAAATATAACATTAAACTGTTTAAAAATGGCAATGTGCAAATGACTGGTGTGAAGGATGTCGATAAAGGTAAAAATATTATTGATGAATTGATTAAAATTTTGAAAATTAACAATAAGACTTGTAAAGATGACGAAAAAATTGTTTTAGAAGAAGATAAAATGAAAAACACTAATTTTGATACAAGATTGATTAACTGCGATTTTAAAGTTAGTTATAAAATTAATAGGGGACTTTTGCATAAACTTTTAACTCATAAATATGGTATGACTTGTTCTTATGAGCCTTGTATTTATCAAGGCGTTAAGCTATCATTCTTTATGAATGATTACTCAAATAATGGTATTTGCTCTTGTGTGAAGAAATGCTTGGGCAAGGGGGCAAATACTATTTGTAAAAAAATTACAGTAGCGATATTTCAAAGTGGTTGTGTTACTATTACGGGTTCTAATGACATTTCACAACTTAATTATGTGTATAATTTTATGACAGAGTTGTTGGAGGAAAATATGGAAGATGTTTATCAGCATACGTATAGATTGAAAAATGCAACTGAGAGTTCTACTGACTAGATTTTACATTCATTAAGTTCATTAAATTTTGGTTCATATGTTCTAAGTTTGTATTAATTTTTTTTAGTATTTCAGCTACATTTTCTGGTTCACTACCACCAGTTTGTAAAAATTTAGTGAGTCTGAAATACAATGGATCGACGTTGAGAATAGCATCGGTATCTAAGGATGAAACGGATGAAGCATCGTCTGGCTCAGACCTGTAACCATCACCACCACCAAACATACTACCCCCATCGCTTTTTTCATCAGCTTCTTTATTATCTTCTTCACCTTCTTCTTCACCTTCTTCACCTTCTTCACCTTCTTCTTCATCTTCTTCTTTACCTTCTTCTTCACCAACTTCTTCACCTTCTTCTTCACCTTCTTCACCAGCAGGAGGAGTAGGTGGAGTAGGTGTTTCAACAGGAGGAGTAGGTGGAGTAGGTGTTTCAACAGGAGGAGTAGGTGTTTCAACAGAAGGAGGTGTTTCATCAGGAAGAGTAGGAGATTTTTCTTGAGCAGTGCCACCATAAATTATGGCGTTATCTTGGTCGGAGTCATAATCATCATTTACATATACAATTTTACTTTCAGTCATTTTTATTTTAATTTAGATAACATAAAAATATTAAATTATGTACGCTTATTAAAAAATTATTATATTAGATAAAGTAATGAAAATGATAAAACAAGCTTACATTCTATTGTTTGTACTGGTGTTAGTGGCTATTCTTTTAAATAAAGATATCATTACAAAATCAAAGAGCAATTTCTATGTATTCTTACTGAGTGTAACAACAGTAATATCTACACTTTATATGAATACTAGAGTTGTTGAGAATTTTGAAGAAGGAACTCAAGCACCATCTACTCCACCAGTAGAAAGTACTTCTACTGCGGTGGAACAAACACAAAATACAACTATGAGCACTAGTTCAGGTGATAGTTCAGGTGCTATGGTAGCAAATACTCGTATTGAAAAGAATTTCTTTAATGAAGAGTTTCAAGATGAATTCGTAAAAAAATTTGGTTCAAATCAATTAAAATATTATGTTTCCACATTTGAGAAAAGTAAAATAGATATGGAGAAAAATTTACTTTTAAATCACGTAAACTTGTCGGCAGAATCCAATCATCTCGAGGTCCCTGTCGACCTTAAGGAGAAATTACAACAATCTGATGGTTTGATGATAAATTTCACAAAACCATTGAAAACCGTGAAACCAAAAGATTTAGATTTTAATCACAATACATTCACCATCATGTGGTATGCTAAATTTTTACCTGTAATATCATCAAAAGAAGGTGTTCAAAAGAAAGTGTTCTTTTTAAACATTCCCGTTCATTCTGGTAACGAAGGTACAATGATTGGAATAGAGTATGAGTTTCAACCACAATTTGTAAACCCAACTATAAGAATTCATTGGGGTGGAAAAGACGGAAGCTCGGGCGATGTTACAGATTTAAGGAATAACGTGTATGAATGGAGTTCAACAACTGATACAAATGATATGAATTTCAATTTCTTTGACAATAATTACCACCTGTTTACATTATTACGGGATAATACTGGATTGAAACTTATACTAGATGATCAAGATCTTGGTTTACAGCCTTTAATAGCAATTCCACAAGCTGAATTACCAGACTCTCTAAAAACTCTTCCTGATTATGACCCAATAAATTACAGAATACGATTAAACGCTAATGTAAATGAACCAACACCTGCGGCAGATAATGGAACAGAGCGATCACCCGATATAGCATTAAACTGTCTTTTAAATGCTCTGGCTATATTTAACTCGGCTTTAACTTTGTCTCAAGTAAACATTATTTATGAATATTTTGAAGATACTAAATATAAATTGGACAAAAGATTTGTAGACATAAAAACCGAAATAGATGAGGCGAAGAACTTAAAAGCTTGTCCATTCACAGATAAAGCTTTATGCAAAACAAACAATTGTAGTTCCATAAATGATTGGACTAATAATAATGAAATCATCAAAAACGAAGCTTGTTTCAAAGATGTAGTGGCTTACTGTAAAGAGAATAGTGGAGATACAATGTGTAGTTTCTTTGATGAAAATAATATCCTTAGTGCATCTAGTCTAGTTAATAATCAAACTGCTGAAGAAGTTAACAAAAAAATAAGCGAACAATTAACAGAAGAAGAAGAACTAGTTCAACAGTTGAGAAAAATTGGACTAAATAATGTATATCTTGACAAATCATTAAGAGCCAATGGAAAGTATTCCAATGAAATTAATGAATTAATCGATAAGATCTACACACAAAAACAAATGAATATGAAAGGTATTCAAGATTTATATGATGCTGACTCGGAAGATCCTGCTATAGAAAAATTAAATGCTGAGAAAATATTAAAAGGCGAATTACCTTCTAATAAAACAGGAGAATCTACATCCAAAGTTGATGCTACAGCTGAAACCGAAACTAAATCTAAGAAAAAAGCTAGAGATATAGATCTCTTAAAAGCTGAGGACTTGGACTATGGTGATTTCGAAACAGAAATGAAAAAATATGATGAAGAAAAAAAGTCAGAGTTAGAGAATTCTGATGAAAAAAATAAATCATTCGTTGGAAAATTATTCAACTTTTAAGCTGGTGGTCTGAGACCCCAGAAGCTATTAACATTATTGATGTTTTTAAATTGAGAATCTCTTAATATTTTTTCTTGTGATCTAATATCTAAATTAGATTCATTGTCATAGAACATTTCATTGTGATTAACATGATGTCTTAAAGTTCTTATGTTATTAATAATTTTATCGAGTTCTATTTTTAATGTTTTTTCTACTCCTTCATAAGAGTAACTTAAGAGAACATATGGGTTTTCAAGTTCATTTGAGAAATCTTCATAATAAGAATTTGGATGAGCTAATTTGATAACAAATGAATTACTAGATGATAATTTGACATGTCCAATATTGGGTGTGTTATCATAAGCTTGTTTTTTTGATGCATATGGTAAAGCAGAACCACTGAAACTTGATCTATAATCTGGGGGACTAGGTGCTATAAAATGAACAATATTTCCATCAATTTCAGAAGAGAATTGTCCTTCGATAACTAGATCTTTACCATATGTATATACTTCATATCTACAATCAGTCATTATTATATTTTTAAAACATTTTTATCTTCCGAGTCCTAGACCATTTTCATCATTCATTACAAATTTGCAAGAATTTTTGTCACAGACTTGTTTGACTTTTTCGGGAAGCATTGTCGAAGGTTTAGGTTCTTTAGCACATTTCGAGCTTACAAATCTAGAGTTTGTTGTTCCAATGATAGCTTCAGCATTGTTCATTAAAAACATTCTTTCATCATAGCTTGTCATATTTGTAAGTTTTTGG